GCGGAACGTCGTCGCAGGCGATTTCACCAATTACGATGGCACTCTGCCAGCCGATGGTTTGTGGGCCGTTTTGGACGTGATCAACGAATTTTACGGAGATAGTGAGGACAACAACGTGCGTGCGCTCCTCTGGGTGGAGATCGTTAATTCGGTCCACATCCAGGGGGACACAGTGTACGGCTGGACTCACAGTCAACCGTCAGGCTGTCCCTTCACTTCCGTTCTGAACTCCGTCTTCCATAGTATGTTGGTGCGTATCGCTTACCTGTTGAGTGCTCGTAGGTATTGCCCTGAAAAGGCAACGCTGGCGAATTTCAATAGGTTGGTGTCGCACGTGAACTATGGTGACGATGATGTGACGAACGTGAGTGTGGAGGCAGACTGGTTCAACCAGATCACAATGGCTGAAGCTTATGCCACATTCGGTATGACATATACGGACGAGAGCAAGTCTGGGGAATTGGTTAAATACAAGACACTCGAGGAAATTCAATTTCTCAAGCGTAGTTTTGTGTGGGACCATTCCCAGGCTCGTTATCGTGCGCCCCTGGATATTAACACCATCCGGGAGATGCCATGCTGGAATAAGACAAAAGGAGATCAGTACACTCTAACAGCCGATGTACTGGAGGATGCCGTGTACGAGCTTGCACAGCACCCTCGCGAGGTCTTCGATAAGGAGATCTTGCAATTTGAGGTTGCTAGGAGGATTGTGGCGGCGCGGGTCCCCAATTTCAGTCTCGCCACTTATGACGAGATTGATTTTGTGGACGCACATCGCTACACTCTTGATGGAGTGATCTCACGAAAAGCTCTTAAACTGAGTGATCGGGGCACGACAATATTGGCAGAAAATTGTCGCGCAGCAAATCCTGCTTCAGTGTCACACCACCCACTCTTGGGCTATGGTGTGGCGGAGGGAGGGGTATTTACCCCCACTGACGAGTGTGTGCCCTCCTTAAAAAATAGGCTACTCGTCCTGCCAACCCAGCCGGTTACTGAGTCATTGCCGCGCTGGTTAAAGAGACTCGCACAAAGTAAAGCACAACAACTGTTTGAAGGATTGACGATGACCGAGCGAGAGGACTTTAACGAGTTCTTTGTCGCTCATCCGAACCGCCCCACTATGTGTAACAGCTCCTATTGCTTCCAACCACCGGAGGTTACGAAGTTCTACCGTCACAAGAAGAACTGTATTCCGTGTGATTTCCACGGTGGCATGGACTTTGTGATTCAGGAAGAAGTTTTTAAGGAATGGAAAGCTGAACGCAGAGGACAAGACACCGTAGATGTTGGAGGCCCTGCCCAGAGCGGGAGTGAAGAAGAGCTCCCGAGTCTCACCACTTACACCGGTGAGGCCAAGAAGTTGGAGTTCCTTTGGGAAGCGCTTGGACAGATGCAGGCCGCCAATGCTCGTTTGCTTACGCGAACGAACTTGGCGGTCCAATCTATCTCGTATCCCAAACCAGAGTTCGCTCTGGAATGGTTGCGAGATGAGAAAGTGCGGATCAAAGAACTCCGGAAGGAGCTCAACCTGTGGATGCAGGCGAACCAGTTGGGTGGAAAAGCCCAGGCTGGTGATGAGCCTTCCGGAGTTGATTCGAACCCCAACTTCGCTGGAGGGGCAGCCCATGAGGATACCCACGAGGTCATGACTTTCCACCAGGATGGTGACGTTGAGAACATGGAACGGTCTTTGGCCGCTCCTGTCCCAGAACCAATCCGTGCTGGTGCGGAAGATAAGTTGGCGAACGACTTGAAGGATTTCCTTCGACGTCCAATTCACCTTCATGATTTCGTGTGGGCGCTCACCGCCAGTCGTGGCGCTGAGCTTCTCCTCATGGACTTCCCCAGGGAGTTTTTGGAGCAGACAATGGTTCGAGAAAAGCTTGCGGGCTTCCGATTCGTGCGGTGCACGTTGTGTGTAGAAATACAGATCAACGCCCAGCCGATGAACGCAGGAGGCCTAATCGCCTGGTTCGAGCCATTGCGGCAGCAGCTCAACTTTAGACCATCTTCGGTGGGTCACATGGGGGGCATCTTCGGATACCCCAATGTGATTTACCGACTCGGTGACTCGACGGCTGTGCAGCTGCGTATCCCTTTCTTCCCCCTGATCTCGCACTATGACCTTACAACAAGTTATGGTGGATCAGGTGGACTCCATCTGACGGTGTTGTCAGCTCTTACGGGATCTGACGACGTCGACGG